AAGATAAGTCGATTTAACCTCCAAAGTTTTCCTTGATGTTTTACTCGTGGATAACCGTCCTTATCCAACACTACGTCTGTAGTGTACACGCAATCACCTTGAGTCACCGCTGCCTCCAATAGTATTGTTAATTTGTCGCTCAGTCAGCTTCTTCAAGTTCTGACGAGCAATGTCAGCCAAGCTCCAGCCCATTACCGTAGATAGGCCAGCGATCTGCCAGAGCACATCACCAGCTTCCTTTTGCATCCCTTCTTCGTCCAAGACACCATCTCGAATCCACTTGGCATACTTACCTGCAACTTCACCAGCTTCAGAGGTGAGGTTAGATACCATGTAAGCAGGGTTCTTAGCTGTCTCCATCGCTGTCTTGAACGCTAGTTCCTGGTACTCTTCAATCAGCATGCAGGGTTACTCCATTCTGTAACGTTAAACTTCAAAACGAGATACTTATCAGTCTCTCCCGGAGACATAAAGCGAGTAACTTCAAAACCGTCACTAGAATAAGAGGAATGAAGGCTTGGCGTAGCGTTATAAGCGATCTCCAGCAAGCGGCGGGCCTTATGGCGAAGCTCTCTAATAGTTACTTGTTTGTCAGGACTGTTATCGTACACCCACCCAAGGAAATCCATAACCTTCTTAACCCTATCAAAGTCAAACTCATTTAGTAAGTATTCAACTTGGACAATACGCATCGTTTAACTCCTTTGCATAAAACAATTCTTTAACAGCAGGAAACTGTTCACAAACGATCAGCTTAACCTGCTCCGCTACCTCTCGGTGTTCCTTCTGCGTAGCCGCGTCACAGCGAATATCCACATAGTGAAGCCAACTACGCAGATTACCAGCCATGTACATCCTACTCATAGTCAATCCCTCAGGCAGTAGCTTTCGTGCTTGCTCTTTGGCAACCCCTTTGGCAAGAGCCATGTTATAAACCAACTCAGAGTCATCACGAATCCTTTTCTGTGCTTGAAACCACCAGTTATGTAGACTAGAGTCGCCAACTTCAAGGCTGTTCTGTCGGTTCTTAGTGTCCTGTAGGCGAACCTCGGACAACTCAAAACCTTGTACAGCAGCATACCGCTGGCTAAACTCTTGGAAACTGAAGCTGCGATGTCGCAGAATCTGTCGTGCAATGTCGCGTGTTGTCTCGATCTCGATTGATAAGTGTACCATCTCCAGAGGAGACCAGTGTTTATTGTTAATCAAGTACTTCAACAACTTCGGGCCTGACTCCGTTGCATACTGGTTGTCCGGGTTAGAGACACGAGCCATGAACGCTAAGAGGTCTTGAGCGTCTTTAATGCCCTTCTCAACCAGTCCCGGAGCAGGTACGGAATAGCATACCAAATTTACATTAGACATCTTCGCCCTCTACTTTCAGTTTATCACCTTCACGAATCCCTGCCTTTAATGCCTCTAGGATACCATAGCGGATAAGAGATTCTGTCTCTTCACGAGTCATGTCAAATGTATAGCTTGCGCTACCGTCTTCATTCTCTTGAATTAGTTCAACATTCATCTAACCACTCCTGAGGAATTGTCTTATCAGCAAACTTGTATCCGTGCTTCCTACACCACATAGCATACGTTGTCTTAGACGCTTTGCTGATACGTGCATTAGAATTACTGAATACAAACCTAATGTCTAACTCTGGATTATGTTTCTTAACCATCAGATGCTTCATACGGTCAGCTAGGAGGAATCTCCCCTTAGTCTCAACGATGATGCCACTGGCAAGCACAAAGTCAGGTGTGTAGATATGTTCAGAAGCAGGTCGAATGTACTTCAACTTAACCTTCTCATACGTATAAGACACGCCTAACTGATCCAGTTGTTCCGCTACTCTTTCTTCGAGCCCACTGCGGAATCCGTACTTAGTTGCAACTTGCTTGGCAGTAATTTTACGTCCGGTTGCCATAACTCTCCTTCATAACGTCTTAACCAGAGCAATCTGGCTTGTTCAGTAAAATATTCCATCGTGTGCCCCAGTTCTTGATACTTTGCCCACGCTGCTTTAAGGAGTTCTTCTTTAGTCGTCGCGTCTTTAAGAGCTTTTTCAGCCTTCTTCGGGCCAATGCCTTGTAAGCCGGGAATGTTATCCGTCCTGTCGCCTGTAAGCAACTGAACACAAAACGATTTATAAGCCTCAAATGCGTTGACATAGTATCTCTCATCTTTGACAGGATTGTAATGCCATCCTTGAAGCTGATCCAAGTCCTTATCCACATGAACAATCCAGCACTCATCCAAGAGCTTTGTGGACGCAATGGCTACGGTATCGTCAGCTTCCTCACCAACCGTAACGATAGCTCCATGACGCTTGACTAGATGCTCCCGTAGGGCTTCGTAGTGCTTAGGTCGTTGAACATCTTTACGATTGCCTTTGTATGGCACTGTCTTGGCAATGTCATAACGGTAGTTAGTCTTACCTGTGATCCAAGCTGTGTATTCGTCAGCTTTGAGATTCACATAGATAAAGTCTTCTAACCACTCCGTTAATCGTGCCTTAGCGATGCCGACTGGTTCATCTTCCGTACTGAATCCAATACGGTAGACTAAAAAGTCAGCATCAACCAATGCAATCTTAGGTGAATCCTTACAGGATGTCAGAGTCATCATCGCCGTCTACGTCATCGCCGTAGACAACCAAGTCAGTCACAATCAACTTACTGATTGAAGGAGCAGAGCCGAACTTAGCTGACATCTTATGGCGATAAGAGCCCACCAGCGCTGTCACCTTAGTGCCGTTACCGATCTTCTCAATAGCCACTGGATTACCTTCAGCGTCCACAGGCTCGAACAAGAACTTAGACTTACCAACAATGTAGTTACCCATTGTGTCCTTGTTCTTAATCACAATACCTTGTTCCTTCAGAGCCTCACAAGCCTTGTCAGAAAGCATACCCAGTGTACATTCGTACTTGGTGTTATCTTCGTTGAACTTGGTATTGAACTCTTTCATCCAGTTAGCCCAGAAGAGTTGACCAGAGACTTTGACAGGTTTGTTGTCCATTTGAATTTCCTTACGCTGCGTAGCAGCTCTTAATTTCCGTTTATGAAGATGCTTGTCTCTCCAAGCTGTCACTGATTGTCTTACAAGAAGAACCCCATAGCAGTTAAGGCCGTTGTTGGTGCAAGTGGAGGGCTTCGATCCCTCAATCCTTTCGGCGGCAGATTTTAAGTCTGCTGTGTATACCAGTTCCACCACACTCGCCAGTTTGCTTACTTAGCTTCTACGTCCGTAACAGAATCATCTTTATCCTGTGCTTTGAACTGCTCCACCAGCTTCTGATGCAACGGGAATGCACCGGACTCTGTAGGCAGCTGCCCGATAACTCGGATGATGAAAGCTGCTTCGTTTGTGTCAAGGGTAAAAGTCATTTGATAAGTTCCTTCTTTAAATTTTATCACAGTTAATATTGTACACGCTGTTTAGGCAATGTCAACGATTGTTACAATGTTTTTCCAATCTGAGCGGCAGCACGAACAATGGCGCGGCGGGTGGCGGCATATTCATCCCCTTCATGATCCACGTAGATGGGTGGCTTCCCGATTGTGTCAGCCCGAGAAGTTTCGTTTCTAGAAGCAACTTCAATTTCCAACTTCACCGCCAGACGTAGCGCATCGCTGTCATTGGTAAGAGGCTGCCACCAACCTGAGCGCGCTGATGAAAAATCAACCCACCACCAACGCTCACTGCAATATTCAATGGGGATGTATCCAGCCGCCTTCGCAGCCATCTCTAAAAGTTCTTTATCAGTCATGTTTATTTCTCCTTAGTGTGTCATGCGCCAGTTAGCTCCAATCTTGTACTCCCCGTCCAATGGACATCTAAGCTTGTAGAACTCACCTGCCTCAATGATACTCTGTCTGAAGGCTTTACCGACCTCTTCAGCAATATCTTTAGGACATTCAAGCTGGGCTTCATCGTGAACATTAGCGACATACTTCACAGGCCACTTGTTAGCCTTACGTTTGTCGTCAAAGATCACGAGAGCCTTCTTCATCACGATTGCGCCTGCACCTTGGAGGAGCGAATTGAGAGCTGCATGCTCGGATCGAACCCAAATACGCCTCCCATCAAGTCCGGGAACCCACCCTTTGGCGGCTTGCTTGCTGACTCTTTCGAGGAGCTTTGCGAGGGCAGGGGTTTGAGCAAGGAACTTAGCTTTGAGCTTTGTCCCGTCTCTTGCACTGCCTCCCACAATGCTACCAATCTTTGCATCTCCTGCTCCATATAGGAAGGCGTAGATAAAAGTTTTTGCATTGTCTCGAGTAGCGAGTCCTGCTGCTCTTTGGTTAACTGTATGAACATCCGTTCCATCTTTAGATGATCCCTCACAGACAGTTCTGACATATCCTTCATCCTTCATATAGTGAGCCAACATACGAAGCTCCAGACCTGAAGCATCGCAACCTACCAACACATTACCATCCTCTACTGACCAGCATTCCCTGCACTCAGGCCCATAGATGCTACCTGCATTGGGGATCTGAGCCATATTAGGACTGCTATGGGTCATCCGGCCCGTTACCGCGCCGTTGGTGATAACTTTCCCGTGCACCCTACCGTCCTTACCCACAGCTTCTAACCAAGATTCAATCTGACTTACTCGCTTGTTAAGCATCAGGTACTCAGCAATGATCTGAGCCTCTGGTATCTTAACATTAGCGAGCACTGTCTCGTCAATCTTCGGTATCCCTGTCTCGGTAAATTCCTTAGGCTTCCACCCAAGCTCCTTCAGCTTCTCCCCGATCTGCTGTCTACTTCCTGGGTTGAAAGTAACAATGGAATCTTTGAGTCGCTTTCCTGTTTTGTCAGAGTATCGTTCAACAGTGACAGGAGGCCATCTCTGTTGCATTCGCTCATATATTGCTGCCACTTTTGACTTGATGTCAGTAAGTAAGCAGGTTGTGTAGATCTGGTCGAGTTTGAATCCATTACGCTCTTGCTCCGATATGATTGCTGCCACACGATGTTCAAGGTCTACCGACTCTTGGCTAAACTGCTTCTGCTCCAATTCACTAACCAAGTGAGTGTACAACTTAGCAGTAACTTCAACGTCCCTAATACAGTAATCAGTAAGAAGGTTGTCAATAGGATAGTCGAAACACTCATTCTTGTACTCCTCTTTCCTGTCCATCATCCACTGCCATACGGCAGCATAGTCAATCTTGTGGAACCCTAACGTGTTTCCCCATGCTTCGAGGCTGTGTCCTGTCTCGCGGCTCGGTTCGAGAAGCCTGCTTACTATGAGTGTGTCGTACACGTTCTTCAAACGTATCTTCGTCTTCCATAAGCGATTCAATACTGGTGCATCGAAAGAGATGCCGTTGTGAAATACTATCAACGACACGTCCTTTAAATACTCCCGCAGGTTGTCGGCTACTTTCCATGTTCTTACTTCTCCGTTGTCAATGTCTTTAGTTACGACTAGGTGTATCTTGTCGTGTGCTAGGTTTGTTTCGATGTCCAGTACGATTCTCATCTGTTTCTTCCAAAAGCCACAAGTATTGACAACCATCCATGCTCCGAGGAGAACCTGCGAAGTAACTCTGACGATACTCCGAAGGCTTTGCTTGTGCTCGGTAGCACCTTTCAAAGTCAGGACATGAATAGTCGTTACACATTGCTATGTCGGGCATGATCTTTCTCCTCATCGAATGTTAAGCCATAAACCAATCTGAGCAAAGGCATAGCCAGTCCAGATCATTCCGTTAGAGATTTCTCCCTTAGTCCATTGTAGCACACCTACAATCAGGTATCCTACTCCAGTAGCACCCACGATTAGATGCTCCAGTGAAACGTTCGTGCTCATTTAGGCTTATCCTCTTCAGGTTTCTTGTCTTTCTTGCCAAAGATCTGATCCCAATTATCACTAAACTTCTGAGGGTCAGGGATAGGCCGTGGTGCTGATCCTTTACCGCCATCGCCATGTGTGCTCATAGTGCTTCTTCCTCGACTTCTGTCATTCGCCCGGTATAGGCATTGTATTGTAACTTACACGCTGGCCCAGTGTCCCCTGAAAAGCGATTCTTCGCCACTGCAATCTTGGTCAAGTGACGCTCTTCCTCGTTCTCAGCCATGCTATTACGCTCCAACGTGATCACTGCATCGCTCAGTTGTGCAATGGCTCCAGAGCCTCGCAACTGTGACAATGACACACTACCACCGTCCTCGTGTCCTTGGTTGCCTTGAGGACGTTTAAGGTGGCTGACACAGATCAGAGTGATATTTAGCTCTTGCACCAGTGTGCGTAGCTTGGTCATCATGTTGTCAATAGCTTTACGCTCATCTCCGATATCCTGCCCACTAACAACGATACTGATATGGTCAAGAAAAACCACCCGACAATCACAAGCTTTTGCCATATATCGAATTCGGTTAGAGATATTATCAACATCCGAACTACCGAAGTGGTCAAACAAATAAATCCGATTACTGCCAAGAGTAGCATCAAAAGCCTCCTTCAATTCCTGTTCAGTTGTAGGTGTATCAGGCAAGTGTAACAGCTTGTTAGCGTGTAACGACATGATACTCCGTGCTGTCTTACGAGTAGATTCCTCAAGGAAGAGCCCACCGATGTTCCACTTCGTAGTCTTCAACAGGAAGTATAAGATCTCCCGCAGGAATTGACTCTTACCCAATCCGCTGCCTGCGGTGACTGTAATTAGCTCCGCCGGACGGATACCGTACAAGAGCTTATTCAAGCCCTTCCAAGGGTACTGAGCCTCCGCCACAGGCTCTGGCTTGGAGATTTCCTCCCAGAGATCAGCGGCGTTAACAATACCATCCGGCACGTACGGGGAAGCTCTCCACCACTCATTAACAAAGTCTTTCGCTGCTCCACTTTGTAGATATTCACACGCATCTTTGTACCCACTCTTGTGTTGCATGATCTTGGCTTTGTTACCGAACAACTCAGCCACTTCCTTAGCAGCCTTCTTCCCCGGCTCGTCACCGTCAAAGCAGATGACTACAGAGTCAAAGGTGTTGATCCACTCGTAGTTAGCTTTGCAGTCCTTTAACGCTGCTTGAGCGCCATTACGGATGCTCACTGTAGGATAGAGAGACCCTTGCATTTGGAAAGCTGCGAGAGCATCAAGTTCTCCTTCTGTGATGGTGAGAGCCTTTCCTCCTTCGTGAAAGAGAGACTGACCGAATAGAGCTGCTCCGTTGAAGTCTCCTGAGATAGAGAATTTCTTTGTAGAAACAGTGCGTTGTTTAACAGCCGTTCTAACTCCTGCTGTGTCAGTGTAAGGATAATATTGGTTGTCTCCATCGGTTGTTACTCCGTACTTCTCACAGGTTGCCTGACTGATTCCTCGATCAGGGATTGATTTGAATTGTCCTTTAATGTCCATCGGTGTCACGGTCTTCCGTGCCATGTTGTGCCTCGTGGCGTGTCTATCTTCAGCTTCATGCTCATGTTCGGTTGTTCCGCACTTAAAGCAGTGTGTATGCCCATCATCATAGAGCGAGTTCGCATCAGTGCTTCCGCAGTGCTCACAGGCGATGTGCTTCAGAAACTTGCTAGTCACTGTTCTTCTCCCGTAGTTTGGCTTCGGTTAAAGTTTGTACTTTGCTTGCATATTCACCTGCTGTTGTTTCCCAGTTGTAGTTGGCTTGCTTTTTAATTTCCGCTTTGTCCTCATCCGTCAGCCCCCGCCACGTAGTGGCATGAGCCCATGTATCAGCACTACGTGCTTGGCGCTGTGCCAGCGATAGCGTAGGTGGATATGTATAGAGGGAAATAAGCCCCTTGCGCTCCCATTCGGATAAGCCGCACATCAATGGTGAATTACTTTGCACCGAGCTGACGTACCCAACAGGCTCCTGCTTACGTGGCTCCGCCACTGGTGCTGGCTGCTCTTTAATTGCAGCAATGCGATCAAACACATCACCGTCTTCCCAGTGATTCCGGCCCGGCTCCTGCTGTGCTGGCTGCTCTGCCAGTGCTTCTCGCAGGGCGGCTTGGGCGTTATCTGCCCCATCAATCCAGTGCCATTGGCCTTCAATGATGTGAGCATCATCAATAAACCCTTTGTAGCTTTCCAACGCCTCCAGCGCCAGCTTCATTGCACTGCGTGCTGTTGTGTCAATAGTGCTCATCATAAGCCCTCTGTTGTTCCTCTACATCATCCCATTGAGCCTTAATCTGATCGTCAATGGACTCCCATGTCTTGTCATGGATCAAGTCATTGACCTGTGTCCAGTGGTTGAGGCTCTGCGCATGGCTTCGCTTAAAGTCCTTGTGATAGAACACTTCCCATGTTTCATAGTTGATGTCACCAGCGGAATCGACATCAAACTCGACAACACACGTAGCGTTCTCAACGTTAACGATCAAGCTATACGGGTTGTTGTTTGTCATTTTTTGTGTTCCTTAGCCGCCATAAGGCACTTATCGATAGCTGGAAGATTGTCATATTCATTAGGGCTATGATAAGTACCTCTTGCGCTCTGCGCTCCCCATCCCCTAGCTAATTTTAGCCCTACCTGAGCCCATTCATTTGTGGATAAGATAGCCTTTGTAATGACCCAAACAAGCCATCCAGAACCTATCATTCCGACAAGAGTAAGGATGAAGCTGCACCCGTAGTTAAAAACAAAATACCAGATAGCGACGCTCTTAGCGTCATCTGTAACAACAGCCACAGTTTCAAGTACAAGTTTAAGTTCTTCAATATTCATTTCAAGACCACCTTTAAAAGTGTTAAGACACCCACAAACAGAGAGACAATCATTCTTTGTTCTCCTGCATTCGTTTCACAGCACACATTACATCAAACATAACCTGCTCATAGCCATTGGCACGTATAAGACCAGCCATATCATCAATCACAGAGTGATACCAGCACTCAAAGCGTACAAGTTCTTGCTCTTGGTTGTCCATATACTCAATCATTGAATCATTCATATTAAAACCTGTTAACAGAAGTTAGACACACTTAGACACACATCTATAGTACTTTAAAGTCCTCAGACGTTTACATCAATGCTTTTACGTTAATGTTATAAGTACTTAGTATAAGTAACTTATAGTAGGTTAACATCAATGCATAGAAGCAACGTCTCAGTCTCTATAGTATTATTATATCCGCTGTTCAATCCTTGTCAAGCCCTAAAGTGTAACAAGATGTAACAGAGTCATTGTCTTCGATGTCCATATCGTCATCATAGTCAGCCTCTTTCAACAAGTCCTGTCTGTCCTTTGTCGGGATGTTAGGAATGTCCTTCATGCACCTGTTGCAGGTGTCTAAGAATTCATTGGTGATGGCATGTCTACGTGTTGATTCGTAGTCATTCAATTGTTTATTGCAAGCGATACAACGCATTATTAACTCCTTTGGCTACTCTGCCATTAGTTGGTTGGTTAGAGGCCCTTCTAGGCCCGTTTAGAGGCTTTCTCAGGTCTTTCTTGATGGTAAGATTAGATCAATGAGCCAGCGAATCATAGTATCCAGCGACCATGTAAGCTAAAAGCACTATTGACAGCACCAGCCAATGATTAGGTTTCATTCTGTGACTCCAAAGTTGAAGGCTATCAGTTGACAGAACAGTCGGTACTGTTCTAAATGTTCTTTGTTGTCCTTGTGTGTCCTCTCTATAGCTTCTGAAAACTCTTTCACAGTGCCGCTAAAGCACCCACAATTTACACGGATACCAATTTTAGAGTCCTTGTGGGCAGTGGTGAATCGCCCTGATGACTTTGCAGGGCCAATGACCAAATAATTCGCTGTTTTCTCAATTTGTGCATCCCCGTCCACCTGTGCATTCCCGGACACCCGTGCATTCCCGGACACCCATGCATCCCCGAACACCTCTGCATTCCCGTCCACCTGTGCATTCCCGGACACCCGTGCATTCCCGGACACCCATGCATCCCCGAACACCTCTGCATTCCCTAAAATGTGTTTTCCTTTAATGTTTTTTTCAAAAGTAGTCATTTCTGTTTCCTTTAAATGTTATTTACCGTTCTCAGTTTCTAATCTTACCATATCTTCAATATCCAAGACTATTTGATAGTCCACGATGTCCCTCATATCAGGAGGGTTATCGTCACGATAGCCTTCAAGATACAAGTCAGTGCAACGAACGATCAAAGGCAAAGCCTCGATTGATTGCACCTCGCAGAGACCGTACCATTCACAGCCTCTCAAAGTGTAACTGAATTGTTTAATCTTGGTCATCTTCGTTTACTCCGTGCACAATGGTGCATCCTCATGGTTTGAAGGATTGAACGCTGGACGTTTGTGCCCGCTGTCCAGTGGATTGGGAAAGGACGGGAAAGGCCAAGACATACTAACCTACTTTCTTAAGGACAAACAACCCAAGACAATCACCCTTGACCCATCTCACTAGATTAGTGTCAAGGTCAACAAAGGGCGTTTCTGGTTCATAGTCGTTACATTCTAGCCAGTGCTGACAGATACCCCGTTCAGAGGCGCTGAAAGCTACTATGCCGGATGACTTGAATTGGACTTCGTATCTACTCATGTTAAGACTCCTACAAAGTGATGGCCATTATAGCGTTCAAGGCGATCAGGTGTCACCTTGTCATCAGTGCTGCGTTGCGCCTCTGACAGTGCCTCGGTGTCAGTAGATGCACCAATGTATATGAAACCATAGCGGCCCCGGTAACGGTACGTTATGAGGCCGTTTGAGGCCCTTGGATGGTTAGACATGATAGAAACCTTTCAGAAGCACTGATAAACAATACCATCTTTGCACTGACCCAGCACGTAGGTGTTATCGTACAGGTAATCCAAAACAATCTTTTCTTCCTCATCGGCATCACCATTAGCGTCCGATAGATCAATATTGTAGTCCTGTGAAACATCCGTCCAATGGCTAACGTTATAGTCACAGCAGATGGCGATAACATCCAGTTCTACTTCTTCGTTGCAGTCTTCCTCGTACTGTTCCAGATAGTCAAAGATGATACGAAGCGCATCATGGCCAAAAGCATCGTAACGCTTATAAGCATGGAAGGCATCGACAAACTGACTGAAGTTAATTGATTGTTTCATGATAAGTTCCAAAGTTTGTGCCTGTACATCACAGACGGGATTTCCTGCGTAACGTTGCAGGCCATAGGATTCTAATCTATTAGACTAAAACCCTACAGTCTGTAATGTTACTTGATGAGGACGTCGAAGTAATGCAAAGCCCCAATTGTCAGGGCTAGGCCGATGGCGATGGCGAGTGCGTAGTCTTTCATGGTGTGTCCTTCAAGCGCAAGAGCATCCAGCCATCATACGGCGCTGACGGTCCTTGTCAATACGTTCTGTCAGCTTGAACTGAACATGGCAGGAATCTACATTCGATTCCTTACACAACCTTACCATCAAGCCTTCAAAGTCTCCTTGATCTTTCCAGACCTGATGCACTTGATCTGCGATCTGGTTGCAGGTTGAAATGTATGCTTCATAAGCCATCGTTGATTCTCCTATGCCTTGCGGCTGGTGAGGTGCGACAGTGCACTCCAAAGCCCTATAACGGGCTTCAGGCTGTACTGTCAGTCTTCGCTGTACCCCAGACTACGACCTCCGAATTCGCAGGTAGACATATAGAACAGATCGAAGGCGTCTTTGTAGTGTACCGCCTTTTTGACTGGCGGCTCGAATCGGTCTTCTCCACGTTCTTGACGCTGTGCCTGTGCGTCCTTCTTGGTCTTGGAAATGATGCTGTAGGCGTCTGCATCGTCTGTGCAGGCGCAGTACCAGTAGGTGAGTGTTGCCATTCTGAGCTCCTTGGTTGCCGGGTCAAGACCTGTTCTCGACTCCATGAATGTAGTGTAGCACACCGGATGCTGAAGTCAAGCACTTTGACGCACTTAATTGTAACAGTTTGTAACAGACACCTAGTGATTCAGGCTGAAACAGGCAGACCCTCAGGAAGGCCCTTTAAAGTCCCTACAAGGCCCTGAGACACCTTGACCATGCTAACCCCTTGGCAGAAGTTGCCCACAGTGCTAGTGCTAGTTGTCCACAGATCTGACTCTTATATAAGACTGATAACCTGTGCATAACTCTGGCACGATA